ATAACATCACCGTTCATGAGCTTGCGACCAAACGTGTCAATCATGGTGTTGTAGTGAAACGTCATGAATATGGTGTCGTTGTTCAGGAACAAGCCAAACTGTGTTAGGTCAAAGTCCACATCCTGTGTGTTGTACACACCGCGCATGACGTATACATCAGGATCATAAATTCTATCACGATTTTCCAGCAACAGCAAGTCTTGAATGTTCAGCACATCCACATCTGCGTAGGTGGGTTGTGTGGCATCAAAATTGCCACTAAGTGCTGAATCATCGCCGCCGGCTTGCGGTCCCATGTAGCGATGGATGTAGATATCCAGCCCACCAACTGTGTATTGCTCGCGTATGGTGCGATCTAAAAATTGGTAATCTCGGGTCCGGTTAGGCCGGTACATACTTAATCTTGGCATCCTATATTTATAGTACTTTAAGTTTACCTCAGCTGGGCTTGACCAATAATCCCTTTTTCTGCTATAATTACACATAATTTACTGGAGCCCACAATGAACGCAACACGCACTGTATTAAAGTCACTCAATCCCAAAAGTGCTGACACCAAGTATGTTGGACTTGAGCCCACATGGCGGGTGCAACCCACTGACAATCGTATCAGTGCCTTGAGTTATGCGTTTGGCTGGTACAATTACTTTTATGGCAAGAAAGAGGCCAAAGACATGATTGCGGCATATTTGGATGCGCACGAACGCACCAAGGATGCCAAAAAAATCCGCACATTGCCGGACTCACAGGTGCGACTCACCACAGGTTGGCTGTGCCGCATGCAAATGATGGGCTTGGAATTGAGTGATGCAGAAGAACTCAAACTGCAAACATTGATAAAAGAGTTGCTGGATCTCAAACAACAAGTCGCAGTAGAAGTGGCTGCGGAAGACGAGCCTGCACGACCCAACATTCAAGATCGATTGCGTGAAAAAGTTTCAGAGTGTGCTGGTGAACTGGACGGCATGTTTGATGAGTTTGTAACAGCGGGGGCCAAGATGAGTGCGGACTACAAGCCTATCACAGTGATACGTGGCATGAATGTAGCACCGCAAATGATCAGCAATATTGCCGACATTTGGAAACACAAACTAGCAGAGTTTGAAACTGTGATTGAGGGCAAAGATGCACAGTTGGTTGAAGGCTACAGTCACCTCAGCAAGATTCAGATGCGTAACCTTGTGAAGTTCTGTGAAGCAGTCATAAACGACTGCGGCGCATACGTGCAAATCAAGAAAGTGGAACGCAAGCCACGCAAGGTCAAGGCAGTGCCACCTGAGAAACGTGCCGCAAAATTCAAAGTGCTCATGGACTTTGCCGAGCTCAAGCTCAAAGGGCTACCTGCCGCAAGTCTTGTGGACAAAGCCGAAGCATGGTTGTACGACACCAAGAAGCGCAAGTTGATACACCTTGTTGCTGACAGCCACACACAGGCATTCACTGTGAAAAGCAACAGCATCATTGGTTTCAGCACAGTTGAAACCATGCAGAAAACTGTGCGCAAGCCAGCAGATGTTGTGAAAGCAGTGCAAGCGGCAGGCAAGCCAGCGGCACGTAAAATCTACAAGGACCTTACCACAACAGAAACTCCATTCAACGGACGCGGAACTGAGAACTTGGTCATACTCAAAGCCTGGTAAATACAGGGACTTGGAGTCCCACATGCCAGAACAGCAACAACAATCACTGCCCACATTGAAGCAAAACTTGATAGAGTATGTCAAGCTTCAGTTAGGCGGTGACATCATTGACCTAGAACTAGACCCCTCACACTACGAAGCGGCTTATCAAAAAACCATTGGCACTTACCGCCAACGTGCCAATAATGCATACGAGGAAAGCTACAGCTTCATGCAGTTGGTAGCAGATGTCAACATCTATGAACTGCCCCAGGAAGTTGTTAGTGTGCGTCAAATATTCCGCAGAACATTTGGAGACAGCTCAGGACCATTTGCGTCAAACTTTGATCCGTTCGCACAGGCGTCTATCAATGTTTACCTAATGAACTTCAATGTAGCTGGCGGCCTGGCCACTTACGACTTCTACAGCCAATATATTGAATTGGCTGGACGCATGTTTGGTGCATACATGAACTACACTTGGAATCCTGTCACAAAGAAACTGCAACTAATCCGTGACCCCAAGGGGTCAGGCGAAACAGTGTTGCTGTGGACTTACAATCTAAAACCTGAATTTAACTTGTTGAGTGATTATCAGATAAGCCAATGGATTCGGGATTACATGGTGGCCAACTGTAAAATGATCATTGGCGAAGCACGTGAAAAATTTTCTACCATTGCTGGACCGCAAGGTGGCGGCACTCTAAATGGCACTGCCATGAAATCAGAAGCACAAACCCAAATGGATGGCTTAATTGAACAACTCAAAATGTATGTGGATGGATCACAGCCTCTTACATTTGTTATTGGGTAAATTTCTTGCATATTTCATAAAAATTGTGCTATAATCCTTGTACACAAGTACTGGGAGAATCAACTTGGATCTCATGATCGACATTGAAGGTTTGGCAACAGGCCCTGAAACCACAATACTTACCATTGCGGCTCAGGCGTTTGATCCGCTTGGTACAGGTTACTATGAGCAACACTACTATGCCAGAGTTGATCTTGAAAGCCAATCAAATCGCACCATTGAACAAGGCACTATAGACTGGTGGGCCACACAACCTGCTGTGGTGCGCGATGAAGCTTTTGCTGAAGAAGGACGTATACCCCTAGATCAAGCACTAGACGGTCTTGGCCGACTGATTTGGCACTCCAAACGCATATGGGCGCAAGGCCCAACTTACGATATGAACATCCTGGAACATGCCTACAAGAGCTACAAAAAACCTTTGCCTTGGCAGTACTACATGGTGCGTGACAGCCGCACAGTATTCAGTCTGTGGCCAGACCAACCCATTCCGCCCACCAGCCACCATGCTTTGGAAGATTGTCGCAGACAAATTCACATGCTACAAAATACACTTAAATACCTCAAAGTTCAGGAGTTAAAATGATCATTGGCGTTTGTGGATTTATTGGATCGGGCAAAGATACTGTTGCGGACTACCTTGTGAATTTACATCATTTTCGTAGAGAAAGTTTTGCCAACACACTGAAAGATGCTGTGAGTGCTGTGTTTGGATGGGATCGAACCATGTTGGAAGGGCGCACCAAACAAGCCCGTGAATGGCGCGAACAGCAAGACCCTTGGTGGACCAATCGATTGGGTATAGTAATTACTCCTCGTTGGGTTTTGCAAAACTGGGGCACCGAAGTATGTCGCAACGGATTCCATGATGATATCTGGATTGCCAGCCTAGAAAACAAATTGCGCCACAGCCGAGATGATGTTGTTATAAGTGATTGCAGATTCCCTAATGAAATTGCAGCCATTAAAAAAACTGGTGGCCGGGTGGTGCGTGTGGTGCGTGGTGCCGAGCCAGAATGGTATGATGCTGCCGTGAGCCGCAATCGTGGACCTGATGGCAATATCAACTGGGCCCTGAGTGGGCGACGACTAGAACAACTGGGTATTCATGCTAGTGAAACAGCCTGGGTAGGCACTGGATTTGATGCTGTGCTAGACAACAACGGCACCTTGGACGACCTGTATCAGCAGATCATGCATCTGGTTCAAGATCGCCCACCCGCCAAGTAACTTCTGTCCGGGCTATTTCTTCCACACAGTTACGACAAACAGTTCGTAAGTTCTTTAAAGTAGCATTGTTGAGATCCCCATCAATGTGATACACCAACAACTGACTGGCAAATCTTGCTCGAAACCCGCATCGGTCACATGCGGGTTTTTTCTTGTAGCCTGCTGATTTCCATCTGGGCTCTCTGGGTTTGATTCCCTTGTTTTTGCGTTGACATGTTTCGCATCTACTGCGATAGTGTGTGACATCTTCTCGAATGTAATTCACAGCACATGGTCGCTGATTGCAGGCTTGACAAATGGGTCTCATGGGGTATTTAGTGACTGGACCTTGGGCAAAGGGCAGCATAAACTGGGTTTTTTTAGGTATGCCAATAAATATCAATAACTTGAAAAGGAACCAACCATGGCACTAGTATCACCAGGCGTAGAAGTACAAGTAATTGATGAGAGTCAATATATCCCTTCCGCTGTAAACACAGTCCCCTATTTTTTAATTGCCACCGCACAGAACAAAGCTGATGCAGCTGGCGTAGGCGTAGCAGCCGGTACAACCGCTGCCAATGCAAACAAAACTTATCTCATCACCAGTCAGCGTGATTTGGCAGCCACATACGGTGTGCCATTCTTTTACAACACCACAGCTGGTACCCCAATCAATGGTTACGAACTCAACGAATACGGTTTGTTGGCAGCGTACAGTTCATTGGGTGTTACAAATCGTGCTTATGTACAACGTGTGGACATTGACTTGACTGAGCTCACAGCCAGTTTGAGTCGCCCCACAGGCACCCCCGACGATGGCACGTACTGGTTAGATACCAGCACCAGCACCTGGGGCGTGTTTGAATGGAATCAAGCCACTGCTACATTTACAAACTATGTGCCTTACGTGATCACAGAAACAGATGAAGTTGTAAATTATGACAGTGGTGACTACACTCCGCTGGTAACAATTGGCAGTATTGGTGACTATGCAGTCAGCGCAGTAAGTCTTGAAAATCCCATGTACTACAAAAATGAGGACAACACTTGGGTGCTCGTGGGCAGCGATGACTGGAAACTGTCATGGCCCACAATACAAGGCTCAGTAAGTAATCCAAATTTAACTGGTTTCTACAATGCCAACATGTATATCAACGGACATTTGGTTCCAGTACCATCTGGCCAAACAGTCAGTGCATATTCTACAGCAATTAACACTGCATTGCCATATGGCACCTACGGTTTCTACACTGAAGTTGTAAATGGTAAATTAACTTTCTACGCAGACTCTACATCCACAAACGACGGATCAAGTGCCAATGGTGGTATCATCAGCATTCAGGCTGGTCCTAATAATGGTACTGCATTGTTGGCAGCTTTGGGAATCAGTGCAATTAGTTATTTGACACCAGGTTATCTACCAGGTTACAGCTATCAATCTCCACGTTGGAGAACCAGTGATACCAATCCACACCCCACAGGCAGCGTGTGGCAAAACATCAGCGCCGCCAACAACGGCATGAGCCTAAAAGTTAAAAAATACAGCACCGCACTGGCCACTTGGATCTCACAAGTTACCAATGTTTACAGTGATGATGCTGCGGCTAATTATGCAATTGATCCCTCAAGTGGTGGCAAAAACATTCCAGTAGGCACAACCTATGCCTTGTACAATGCCATGGCCATGGATTGGAATCCATCAAGTGCATTCCAAATTGTTGAACGCACTGCATTAGGTGCAACTGTGGTGACAGGAAATACACTGAATCCAACATTTACAGCAGGCAATCAATTCTACTTGGCTGCGTCAGAAGCAGGATCAAGCACATACACCACCTACACAGTGACCGTTGGGGGCACTACACCTCAAGCATTTATTGCTGGCGTCAGTGCAGCCAATATTCCTTATGTTAGTGCTAGTGTTAGCAGTGCTGGAGCCATTGTGTTTACACACAGTCAAGGCGGAACCATGTTGGTGACAAATATTGGTGGCGGTACTGCTATTACCAATGCTGGCTTTACTGCAACCGGCGCTACGCCAACACCATATGTTCGTGCCAGTACCACCACTGCTGGACAATTGGTATTGAGCAATTGGGTAACTGCTCCAGGGTTCACATACACAGCCAGTAACACAGCACTGGATCAAAATCCTGCAAACGGACGCATGTGGTACTACAGCAGTGTCAGCGATGTAGACATCATGATTCAAGACAATGGCATTTGGCAAGGTTACCAAAATGTCACCAATGACACACGTGGTTTTGATTTGACAATGACCAATGCATCAGGACCAATCGTGGCTGCTACTGCTCCACTCACACAAAACAATGCCGCAGAAAGTGCATTACAGTATGGTGATTTGTGGATTGACACCAGTGACCTAGAAAATTATCCTAAACTGTATCGTTGGGAACAGGTCAGTGGAACATCACAATGGGTAGAAGTTGACACTACTGATCAAACCAGTAGCAATGGCATATTGTTTGCAGATGCACGTTGGAGTACCAGCGGTGCCACTAACCCTGTGACTGACGCTTTGCCAACAATTGAAAGTTTGTTGACCAGCAATCACCTGGACCTGGATGCCCCCGATCCAGCACTTTATCCCCAAGGTATGTTGTTGTTCAACACACGCCGCTCAGGTTACAATGTAAAAGCATTTACCACCAGCTACTTTACGTCAACCACATACCCTGACGCTGGCGCATACAACCCTGCGGCACCTACCAACAACGCCAACTTGCCCAAGTACAGTTATACCTGGGTAACAACAAGTGGCAACAAAGACAATGGCGCAATGTATTCAGGGCGTCAAGCTCAACGTGCATTAGTTGTTAAAGCAATGAAAGCTGGCATTGACACCAGTTTGGCAGCACGTGAAGAACAAAATCAATTCAACTTGATTGCCGCTCCAGCTTATCCTGAGCTGTTGACTAACCTTGTGGCACTCAGCAACGAACGTGCCAACACACTGTTCTGTGTGGGCGACACACCCATGCGACTAGCAGGCAATGGAACAGACCTTGCAACTTATGCCACAGACAACAACGGGTTAGGCTTGTCAACTGGTGATGGATTGACTGTGGGCAGTGCTTATGCTGCTGTGTTCTATCCATCATGCCAGACCACAGATTTGTCAGGTAACACAGTTGTAGCACCTAGCAGCCACATGATGATGCGCACAATCTTGCGTAGTGATGCAGTGAGCTATCCATGGTTGGCACCAGCCGGCACACGCCGTGGTGTGATTGACAATGCAGCCGCAATTGGCTACATTGATTCAGCCACAGGCGAGTTTCAACAAATTGCTGTGAGCCAAGGCCTGCGTGATGTATTATATCAAAACAACATCAATCCAATTACTTTTATCCCAGGTATTGGTATCACAAACTTTGGTAACAAAACACGCCAAGGCGCCACAACAGCATTGGATCGCATCAACGTTGCTCGACTGATTTGTTTCTTACGTGGACGATTGGAAGAAATTGGCAAGCTGTATTTGTTTGAACCCAATGACCAAATCACACGCAACGAGATAACCAACACTGTGAACAGTTTGATGATTGACTTGATTGCCAAACGTGCTATCTATGACTACTTGGTTGTTTGCGACTTGAGTAATAACACTCCTGCACGTATTGACCGCAACGAGTTGTGGGTTGACGTGGCTATTGAACCAGTCAAAGCAGTGGAGTTTATCTACATTCCGTTGCGCATCAAAAATACTGGTGAAATCAGCGGAGCAGGTGCAGCGGCATGATGAAACAGGAGGCCTGATTACAGGCCTCCATTTCAGGTAAATAAACACAACAGGAGAAATAACAAATGGCAGTTTCATCATTACAGAGAATGACAGTACCCTTGGCAAGCGATCAGAGCTCAACCACCCAAGGTCTGTTGATGCCCAAACTCAAGTATCGCTTTAGAGTGATGTTTGAAAATCTTGGTGTAAGCACACCAAGAACAGAGTTGACCAAACAAGTGATCAGTTTTGCACGTCCCAACCTGACTTTTGAAGAAATTTCATTACCGATCTACAACTCAACATTGAAGCTGGCAGGTCGTCATGCCTGGGCCGACACCACATGCAGCCTGCGTGATGATGCATCAGGAGCTGTGAGTCGATTAGTTGGTGAACAGTTGCAGAAGCAAATGGACTTCTTGGAAATGAGTTCAGCCGCTTCTGGCATTGACTACAAGTTCACAACCAAAGTTGAAATCCTAGACGGTGGCAACGGTGCCAACGCACCAGTTGTGCTAGAAACATGGGAACTGTATGGTTGCTATTTGAAAGGTGCCAACTATGGCGACTTGAACTATGGTACCAACGAAGCAGCCACAATTGAATTGAGCATTGCTTACGACAACGCCAACCAAACACCTGAAGGCACAGGAGTTGGTACAGCAGTTGGTAGAACTCTTGGTGATGTGGTAACCGGCGCAGGCGTCTAAACATGCCTTCATTCGGCCAGGACTTTTTAAAAGGGTTCTACGGCAACAACAGCTTGCGTGATTACCAACACGCAAGCCGTACATTTACCACCAACGCCTACGAACTCAAACCCCGATTCAAGTTTCTCTTTCACGTCAGCTTCACGCTGAATGTGCAAGAGATTCCTGCCTTGCGTGGCGCAATGGGCAATGATGATATTACCAGTTTGAGTTATATTGTCAAAACTGTGGACTTACCCAAGTATCAAATTGACAATGAAACGCTGAATCAATACAATCGCAAGCGGGTAATTCAGAAAAAAATCAATTATGACCCGTGTACCATTGTGTTTCATGATGATGGCGGTGATGTATCACGCAACATGTGGTACAACTACATGAGTTATTACTACAAAGATCCGTCACAGCAGTATCTAGCACCCAACAACACCAATGGCAGCATTGGCCCCAGTGCCAACCGTCAAGCTGGGTTTGGATACAATTCTAGAGATATCTACAACAATGTACGACAAGTCAACGACTGGGGCTATATTGGTGAGTCATTCAATGATGGCACAAGTTCAGCCACAGGCAAGCCACCGTTCTTTCGTGACGTTAGAATTTACGGCATGGACCAACACAAGTTTGCTGAGTACGTGCTGATCAATCCGCTAATTACAAACTGGAGTCATGACCAATATGACTATGCTCAAGGTGGCGGCATCATGCAGAACTCAATGACCATTGCATATGAAACTGTGAAATACTACACTGGTGCCGTGGGCAAACGCACACAAGGCGGTGACCCAAATGTGCAAGGCTTTGCTGACAGTGCACACTATGATACCACCCCAAGTCCATTGGCACGCCCAGGCGGTACTGCCACAGTGTTTGGCCAAGGTGGATTGCTGGATGCTGGTGTTGGCATACTAGAAGATTTGCAGAGTGGCAGTGTGTTGGGCTTGATTGGCGCAGCACAAAAAGCCGGACGCACTTACAACACATTCAAAGGCAAAAATTTAGCCGCCATCACCAAGAGCGAAGCAACCGCAATAGGCACAAACACAGTGATTCAAGCCTTGCCAGGTGCCACCAGAGCAGCGGCCAATCGAGCTGATGGTTGGATATTCCCACAGGCTCAAGCACAACGACAAGCCGCAGCGCAAGCTCAAGGTAGAAACAATCCCAATCCTGGAGTATAATTTGTGAGTACGGTAAATTACACCAACCCCAATACAGACTTAACTGTTAGAGTTTTTGACAGTTTTTATGACTATGCAGTTGATGTTCCAGTCAACGAATATGATGTGGTACACAGTTATTTTCTCACACAAATGACTTCAAAGCAAGCTGCGGGCAATTTTACTGTGAGTCTTTTCAGAGTTGCTGACAGCACTGGTATACCTGCGCTGACATTGTTGCAAGAAATGCAAGGCAACAACGGTGTCAACATCAATGTCAACATGGCCTACTATTTGAATCAAATTCGCAGCCGAGCCACACTGTTGGGAGTGGGTGCCCCAGTCACCCCCAACTTTTATCAGGCTAGAAACATACTGCCATGAGTCACTGGGCACAAGGTCCTTACACCGTGATCAACCGTGAAAAGTACGCAGGCAACGGCACACCGCGCTATAGATCAGGTTGGGAACTGAGCTTTATGAAGTTTTGTGACACCAATGACAATGTGTTGCAGTGGGCGTCAGAAAGCATTGCTATCCCGTATCGTCATCCACTCACAGGCAAGATGACTCAGTAC